AGAGGGTCGCTCAGGCCGGGAGTCCGCTTACGAAATGGTGGATTGAGAAGATTCCCGTTGCCACTCGGGAGTTGACGGCTAAGCCTGCTCCTTTGACCGGGGATGAGGCCCAAGCCATTGTTCCCAAGGGCTTGTTCAAGCAGGGCACGCTTACTCCTGCGCAGAAGAAATCCCTTGAGACCTACGAGACCGGCTGGTTCATGGTCATCAACAGCTTCCTCCGAGGCAAGACCTCACGGGAAGACGTTGACAACCGTGACCTGAATATCATCGAGAACATCGATTCTGCGATGCGAGAGAGTGTTCTTCCAAAGCCCATTCAGACCTGGCGCGGAATGTTCCGGTCCAAGCTCCTATTTGGTGACTCTCTTGACCATGACTTGACCGGTTTCTCTTGGCTGGAAAAGGGATACGGCTCGACTACCACCCAAGAGAAGGTCGTGGAGACGTTCAACCTTTCCGATGATCGCCAAGACCCTAAGTACGCCCGCCAAAATGTGAAGATGAAGATCAACATTGCTGCGGGAGTTCAGGCTTTGCAGACTAGCACCTCCTCAAAGGGAAGTGCCGCGAATGGACCCCAGGCTGAGATCACATTGCAACGAGACCTGGTTTGGAAGGTGGTGAAAGACAATGGCTACGATGCCGCAGGAGTCCGACAAATCGAGGTTGAAGTTGATATCCAAAGCTGAGGCGATGACCGCCGTAGATCGGGTCAAGGAGCGCCAGTCGGTTGATTATCGGCCGCCAATACTGACGCTTCCTGAAAAGCAAAGACCGGTGCCAACACCAGTCCAGTAGAGTTGCCGTCAGCGGACGGCTACGACATCCGGTATAACATTAGGAGATCAGCATGACCACCCCCGAAGGTGAAGGCGCACAGAGCGGCGCAGAGGGCACACAGAGCGGTGCCGGAGATACCAGCGGGACCGGCACGGGAACGACTGGCGAAACCCAGGGTGCACAGAGCGGCACCGAGCAGCAGACGGGCAACTCCGAAGTGGAGCGCCTGGCAGCTCAACTGGAGCAGCAGCGAGCGCGGACCCAGGCGGCCGACAAGCGGGCAGCCGAGCACGAAGCAGCCCTCAAGCAGCTCCGTGACAAGGATCTGCCGGAGCAGCAGAAGCTCACGCGGGATCTTCAGGAGGCACAGAAGACGGTGGAAACTCTCCAGGCGACGAATTCAACGTTGGCACTTCGCGTTGCATTCCTGGAGGACAACACCTACACCTGGCAGAACCCCAAGCGAGCGATGCAGCTTCTGGACACCGCGCAGCTGGAGATTCAGTCGGACGGCTCCGTTAGCGGCCTCAAGGAGGCTCTGAAGGCGCTGGCGACCTCGGATCCCTATCTGCTCAAGACTGAGGCCAGCAACGACACCCCGAATCCTCCGGGCGGAACCTCTCCTGGAAACAACGGCGGTACGGGTGGCGGCAAGCCGGACGCCAAGAAGTTGGCGTCACGGTTCCCGGCTCTGCAAACACGAGTGCGCAAGGGCTAACAACAACCTTCGGAAAGGAGGTCTCACATGAGTCGTTACGACAAGTACGACCCATTCGACGGCGGATACCGCGCGACTCTCAACGCGGCAATCGTGGCAGCGGATGCTGGAAAGCTCCGCGCGGTCTCGATCAACGCCGCTGGACGGGCAATCATCGGCGGTGCGGCGCTCACGGATCTGCGGGGCATCATCTGCCCCACTGAGGCCATGCCGGCTGTGGCCTCGATCGACGTGATGACTGACGGTGAGGTGGGGGATCCCACCACGACGGCGGGTGTCGCTTTCGGCAACAACGACGTGCTGTACGCGCACATCGACGGCAGCATTGACGCGGTGTCTACGGCCGGTCTGGCCGTGGGCTTCATCGTGAACGGTCCGGGCACCAAGCGTGCCGTCATCCGCTTCCGTTCTGTCCTGTAAGGAGGATTGAGCTATGGCTAAGGGCTACTCCGCCAAGGCGGATATCCTCACCCGTACCCGCGACGGGCAGGACCTCAACCGAATCTGGGACGACTACCAGGCCGCTCTCGACGCTTTCAACGACTCGCGTCAGCCGCTGGTGGACCTCCTGTCGTCCCGCGTGGACGGCATCATCGATGAGGTCGGTGCCCCCGGTACCGAGCGCTTCGAGCTGGCCACTGAGTTCGGCATCGCGCAGTCGGTCCGCCCCACTCCCTCCGTCGCCAGCCGGGCCTACCCGTTCGACTGGTACGACCTTCGGCAGGGCTACACCTGGCGGTTCCTGGTCAAGGCGGATCAGCGGCAGCTCGACATGGTGCTCCAGCAGGCGCTGGAGGCGGAGAACGCACTCATCTTCGAGCAGGTCACCAAGTCCCTGTTCAACAGCGCCAACCGGACGGCAACGCTGGACGGCATCCCCACCCCCTTCACGGTGGCGGCGCTGTACAACGGTGACGGCAGCTACATCCCGCCGTACCGGGGGCAGACCTTCCCCGGCTCCCACACGCACTACATCGGTTCGGGCGCCAACACGGGCCAGGTCGCCTTCGACCCGCAGGACTTCCTGGACCTGGCGGGTACGATCGAGCACCACGGCTTCACCCGGTCGCAGGGCTACAACATCATCTTCCTGATGAACCCTGCGGACGCTACAGCTTCCGTGGTGAAGTTCGTTCGCAACCAGGTCTTCAACTCTGGGGCTGGTGGCGCGGCGGCAGCGGTAAACGTGACGTCACTGTACGACTTCATCCCCACGCAGGCCTCGAACATGAGCCTGCTGCTGCCTCCGGGGTACACCCTCTCCGGCGGCCTGGCTCCGACCTCCTTTGCGGGGCTGGAGGTCGTGGGGACCTGGGGACCGTACCTGTTCATCCAGGACTACCAGATCCCGGCAGGGTACACCGTCGCAGCGGCCACGGCAGGGCAGTCGTCCAACCTGAACATCGTCGGCATCCGGGAGGACGAAAACCCGGCCCTGCAGGGCCTGATCCTCAAGCCGGGCAACCAGAACAACTACCCGCTCATCGACTCCCACTTCATCAGGGGTCTCGGCGCGGGCGTCCGGCAGCGCGGCGCGGCGGCCATCATGAAGCTCGACAACACTGGCGGCGCGTACACCGTGCCCGCCTCGATGGCCTGGTGATCCGAGTGACTTATGCTCAGGTCGCACAGACATCTGACCAGAAGCCCGTGCCCTTCTCTCTGGGAAATGGCGTCGTGCCCCTGTCGGCAACGGTGGGGGCCGGTCAGCAGGCTGTGGTTCAGGCTTCTTTCCCGGGAATCGTTGACGGCTATGGCTTTCGAGTCACAGTCCAATGCGCCTCCCAGACGCTGATCGACCCCTCCAAGCAGTATCGGGTCACGATCGAGGAGGTGCAGCAGTGAGCATGAATGTGGATGTGAGCACTCCGCTCACCCAGGAGGAACGCAACTACCTCTCGGAGCGCGGCCTGTACGCCGAGATCGAGCGTGCCGACGGCCTCAGCGGTACGGAGTCGCCGGAGCTTCCGGCAGGCGACGGAACGGGCCTCCGGCTGGCTCCGCTCAACACGGCGGAGGCTCGCGCTGCGCGTGCCGAGCAGCTGCGCCGGGAGCTGGCTGAACTGGAGGGGACCGATGCTGCGTCGGAGAGCGCGGAGGAGGATTCCTACGAGGACTGGAAGCTGGAGGACCTGAAGGCGGAGATCGACACCCGCAACGACGGCCGTCCGGCGGACCAGAAGCTCAGCAAGACCGGCACCAAGCAGGATCTGGTGGATCGGCTGTACGCAGACGACGAACTGTCGTCCTGATCGGACTGACAGGGGCCGGAGCGTTTACGCGCTCCGGCCCTCAGTCCTAAGCAGACGGAGGGGCTGTGGCTACGACAGAAGAGATTGCGGCCTTCCGGTTGCTGATCGATGAGAACGAGGACAAGATCCCCTATGACGACATCTCGCTGAGCGACCGGCTCGACGCGGCGACTTCTCGTCAGGCGCTCGCCGGAGAGATCTGGCTGGAGAAGGCTGCAAAGTTCGCCAGTCTCGTGAACGTCTCGGAGTCCGGATCCTCACGCTCCATGAGCGACCTCCACAAGAACGCAATCACGATGGCGCAGACCTTCGGTGCGGCTGACCCTACGGCTCCGGGAGTCGGCACCGCTGTACGTGGTGTCCGGATGAACAAGCTGACGCGCCGATGATTACCAAGCCGGAGTTGGAACTTCAGCGCAAGTTGACGCTCGCGTTTATCGCGGCAGACCCCCAGACCATCACCATCCTCCGCCCTGCCCGCACAGACGACGGTGCCGGGGGAACGGTTACCGGCGCTAGCACTCCGCTGCCCCCGCAGACTTTCCGGCTGCTGCCTCAGGAGGATGGGGCCACAGCCCGCACGACGGCGGAGGGCCAGACCGCTACCCCGGAGTATGCGCTGCTGGGTCGCTGGGACGCAAACCTCAAACGCTTCGATGAGTTCCTGATCGAAGGTCGCCGGTATCAGATCGTGTTCATCACTGAAAACCGGCAGTACGAAGTCAAGGGGGAGGCGACTTACCTTGGCGAGTAACTTCACCTTCGACACCAACAAGTTCAAGTCCCCTGGGGAGTTGGACCGGCGGCTGCAGCGTGCCGTGTTCGGCGTCGCCAAGTACTGGGACGGCCGGATCGAGGCGCACGCCAAGCAGAAGGCTCCGTGGACAGACCGGACTACCAACGCCCGCAACGGTTTGAAGGCTGAGGCTGTGAAGGTCGATAGCAACACCTTCGCCATCATCCTCTCGCACGCCGTCAACTACGGCATCTGGCTGGAGCGAGCGAATGAGGAGCGGTTCGCCATCATCATGCCGACCATCCGCCTGTATGCTCCGAAGGTCGTGCGGACGCTGAACAAGATCATGGACCGGCTGTGAGAGCCACCGTCCGCAACCTTCTCATCGGGAATGGGCCGCTAACTGCCCTAGTTCCAACGACGCGTTGGTTTCAGGTCGGGAACGTCCTCGACGTACCGGTCAAGCCCTTCGTCATCCTCCGTTGGATTGCGCCAGTCGCGGGCAACGCTGCGGGCTCACTCGCCCACCAGCTTAGGATCGACGTGCACGATGAGCGCGGTAGCTACAAGCGGATCGATCAGATTCTGGGAGGTCCGTACCGGTCTGGTGGCGTCTACGAAATCCTGGCGAACGTTGCCGGGCACGCCGGACCGGATGGCTACATCGCGCAGGCAGACTACCTGGGAGACTCCGGCGACCAGGAAGACATCGACTACCGGTCCAACTACAAGTTCAGCAGCTGGCAAATCGCTGGGAGGATCACATCATGACCACGGAGTTCATCGAGTACGCGGGAGATGAGCAGTACGGGACTGCCTTCCTTCACAGCCACACGCTTCCGAAGGGGGACGCACTGTGGAAGCGGAACGGCGTGGAGATGACCAAGGATGTCGTCTGGGAGCGCGACCCCAGCGTCCCGATCGGCCAGAAGGGCGCCAAGATGCGGGTGCTCGTGAAGGATCTGCCGCCGGACGCGGTGAAGGTCCTGGAGGCCACTCCCGGCTACAAGCGGGTGACCGTCTAGAGATTCGCTGTCCCGAGGGGATCAAGTTCGGAGAGATCCTATCAGGAGAGTTGGAGTTCAAGTGTCGCAGCAACCGTTGCGGTGCAGGACCGGAAGTGTTGGTACTACACAGATTCACCTTGACCGGCGAGTTCATCGGCACCAAGCGGTACCGAGAAATCAAGCAACGAAGGGAGTAAGCAATGCCGATTTCCGAGCACCGGCTGCCGTACGGACTGCGGGACATCAAGGTCGCCACCCTGAGCAACACCGGCGTCAAGGGCGCCCTGGTGGACCTTCCGGCCGCGCAGACCCTGGAGTTCACCGAGGAGACCTCCAGTCAGGTCCTGCGCGGTGACGACTCCACGGTGGCCCAGCGCGTAACCATCGACAACGTGAGCTGGACGCTGGACTCCGGCGGCATCAGCTTCAACGCCTACACAGTAATTGCAGGTGGAGCGGTCACCACTTCTGGAACCACTCCGAACGTCGTGATCAAGTGGCGGCGTATGGGAACGGACTCCTATCCGGACTTCTACATGGAGGGCCAGTCCATGTCAGAGTCGGCCGGTGACAACCACATCGTCTTCCACCGGGCGAAGGCCACGCAGATCTCCGGCACGATGCAGGATCAGGAGTTCTGGGTTTCGCACGCGGAGGGCAATGCGATCGCAACTCTCACCGCTGCCAACGTTGGTGCGGTCTGGGATATGGTCGCCAACGAGACGGTCACCGCGATCGTCTAGCCGTAGGATCGAGCTGCCGGGGTGCGTCTTCGTAGCAGGCGCATCCCGGTCCCATATCCAGCAAACGCCAACAGGAGCACAAGATGCCAGGCGAATCGTACACCAAGGAAGAGATCGGCGCGATGAACGGCGAGGAGTTTGCCGCCGCTCGCTCACGCGGATTCCGCCGTCCGGAGGACGCTCCGGTGCCGGAGACGGCTGCCGACGCGGCACCGAAGGATCCGAACGCATGGAAGACCCGCAAGCGGCAGGGGCGTGACTTCACCTGCCCCTCCGGTCAGCGCTGCCGCCTTCGGCCGCTCGATCCCGAAAAGCTGTTGGAAGCTGGTCTGCTGGACCAGATCACCCGGCTCGAAGGTCTCGCGGACGGATTGGTGAAGCAGGCGGAGGGTGCCCCGCCGCAGGCTCGTAAG